TCGTCACGAACTTTCTTGCTGGTGTAGTGGATAAGGAGAGTTACAAACAACTTATTGCTGATTTTTTCTTCATTTACACTGCTCTTGAAGAACAGATAGATGAATTTAAAGATGATTCTTTCATTAGACCTATAGCGTTTGATGAACTTAGACGTGTTCCCGCTCTTGAAAAAGATTGTGAGTTCTATTGGGGTGAAAACTGGAGAGATACTATTTCTCCTACAGATGCTTGTAAGAACTACGTCAACAGAGTCAAAAAGATCAATGCTAAGTTCTTAGTGGGACATCACTATACACGTTATCTTGGTGACTTATCTGGTGGTCAGATACTTAGGAATATTGCTGATAAATCAATGGGTCTCAATGGACAAGGCCTTGCTTTTTATGAGTTTGATGAAATTGATGATGCAAAATCATTTAAGAACAAGTATAGGACTGCTTTAGACAATCTCCCTCTCAGTAAACCCGATGAACAACTGGTTATTGCGGAAGCAAATTACGCATTTAGGTTGAACATGGATGTTTTTGATGAAATTGGGTCTAAACAAAGATTTCCTTTGTTATCTACTATTAGGAGTCTTTTCCAGCTAACATGGAGTTCTATCAAATCTAAAAAATGATTACAATTATACTGAGTAACATAGTTCTTTATGTTATACTAAGAATTCATCTGGTTCGCAAATTCCGAACTACCTATTCAATCTATCTAAAAGATGAGAACGGTAACAGGCAAACTCTTGCTCATACTATTGCATATCTTTTAGAAACTGTAGAGATACAGAACAAAAAGATTGCATATTTGGTATCAGAAATGGAAAAGCAATGGATGACTATTGAACAAGTAAAAATGGTTACTGGTGCTGATAAATATTGCACCGAACACCCAGAAAGACCCCCAGAAGACATTGAAAGACTATGAAAGATCAAGGTAAAATAGATGTCCACGAATCGCAAGATGTAAAGTGGAATCGTGGACTCGATATCTTTATTGAGTCTGTAATGGAACCAGATCATGCTTTGCGTGGTTGTGCCCATAATCAAGGTTGCTACAACGAACTCATGTGGGTTCGTGAGGATGTTTTAAATTACTTAAAAACACTACGAAGGTGAATCTAGAAGAACAACTTTTAATTATTAGAAAGTTAAGAGAATCTGGATGTTATGATTCCAAAGCGTATTTTTACTTAACTCCTTTGTTAAATAGTAAAACACGGAGTAGAGTAAAAGAGCGAAAATGTTGGACGAAATCACTAGAAAAGATCAGAGAAGAACAGCAAAACGACTAATAAAGGTTGCAAAAAAACATCCTAACTGGTATACTGAAGAGGACGTAAAATACGCCAAGTTGATAAAGAAACTTTACAAAAAACCCAAACCAAATGATGAAAATCTTTCTTGATACAGCAGAATATGATGAAATCGCCAAACGTGACCAGTCGGGTCTGATTGATGGCGTAACTACAAACCCCACACTTATCCGAAAAAGCGGTAGAGACCCTGTAGAGGTCATCAGACAACTCTCTCAGGACTTCCCTCATTTTGAGTCAATTTCTGCTGAGGTTGTTGCAGATAATGCTCTTGACATGATTAAACAGGCTCAAGTCTTCAAAGAGATGAAGAATGTGACCATCAAAGTCCCATGTACAGTTGAAGGACTGAAAGCATGTAAGTTACTTGTTTCTGATGGGTTCACTACTAACGTCACTTTGGTATTTTCTGTATCCCAGGCGATTCTTGCTGCAAAAGCAGATGCAACATACGTTTCTCCTTTTGTCGGAAGATTGAATGACAATTCCTTCTCTGGGGTTGCTTTGGTTCAATCAATCGCTGCTGTATATCGTGAACATCTTGCAAGAACTCAGGTTCTTTCCGCATCTTTGAGAGACGTTCATCATGTAGGACGTTGTTTTGGTGCTGGTAGTGACGTTTGTACATTACCTGTGGGTGTATTCGATAAGATGTACAATCATATCCTTACAGACAAGGGACTTGACCTGTTCCAGAAAGATTGGGACTCAATTCAGAAAAACTGATGGCATTATCTAAACAAGTAGAAGATAGTATGAAAGAGGCAGAGAGAAACATTCGAGAAGCTCTCGCCTTTGCTGCACGAACAGAGAGACCCTATATTTGTAGGGAACTTGGTGGTATGTTATCTCATATCGAAAATTTGATGACTACTGATGGGCTTTTTGATAAACTAGATAAAGCAATTAAAGAGAGCAAGGAAGACGATGAGTGACTGGCGATATAATGACGAACGTATGCAACTTCGAGCAGACTCTTTCATTGCACTCAAAAAGTACAACACTCTCAAAAATGTCCGACACCTCTACGAATTCTGCCACATCTGGGTATCTCAAGGGAAACAATCCACAGAAGGAATCGAAGACGCTTTTCTTAGATACCGAGAAAACTGTAGCAATCCGTGAAGGTTCGATAGTTAGTGTACCCGAAGTTCTAGGTGGTAAACCACTGGAAGGTCGGGTCATTTTTATAGGTGACAAACCTTCTAGAGGATTAGATGGTAGGAAGTTATCTAGATATTTTACAGTATGCTACAATGAAGATACACTCGGAGCTCTATTAGTTTTTGATTTTGAGTGGCACAAAGTAGGAGTAATTCATTTTTAACACATGTTTATAATTTACGGAAAAAACAAATGTCCAATGTGCTATAAGGTTAAAACAGTCTTTGAACTGTTGGGAAGAGACTATGAGTACAAGGAATTGGATAAAGACTACACAGCGGAAGAGTTTGAAGAGAAGTTTCCTGACGTTATTGAGTTGCCTCAAGTGATGTTAGACAACAAAGTCATTGGAAATGCTAATCAAACATTAAAATATCTGAAAGAACATAGGGTTTATTCCAATGATGCCTCCTGACATGGACATAAATAAGGGCGTAGAACTTATACTCCGAGGAGAGAGACAACCTAAACCCCAAAACAAACCAAGGTTCTTCGATTTTAAACTGAGTCTATTTGGCAGAGAGTTTAGATTATCGTTGGACATAAAAAAGAAACAGCCTTAGGAGGTCAAAATGGAAACCACTGTACTTCTTGTCATGTTTAGTATACTTTGCTTTACGTTTCTGTTATTAGGTGGTATAATTGGCTGGTTAGCCCAACAAAACAATTACGTCCAGATGCAGAATCAGGCGTACACGCATCCTGAGATGTATGATGAAAATGGAATGTTAATTCCCGATGAAATAGTAGCCGTGAGGTTTGAAAACAATGACGACAGCGAAGAAGACGACGAGGACTAGATCAACGTCAACTAGGAAGAAAAGCACTTCCACTCGCAAAACTGCAACAAAACCAAGGACTGTGACAGTTAAAAAGAAAGAACTGCCACCCAATCCTATGGTTCATGAACTCTTAGAAGCAGTCGATTCTGAAAGAGTAAAGGCTAAAAAGTTAGAGCTTCTTCGCACTCATGGTGATGACTCTTTCAAAATGGTCATGATTTGGAACTTTGATGAGTCAGTCATCTCCGTACTTCCAGAGGGAGATGTCCCATATCAACCTGTAGAAGGTGATGTGCAGGCATCTAAAGAACAGGGGGTTCCTCAGAGAACAACTATCCGTAATGCCGCAAGGCAGTTCTACCGCTTTGTGAAGGGTGGAGACGACCAACTTAACAAGATCAAGAGAGAATCTATTTTTATCAATATTCTCCAGACTCTACCTCAACCAGAGGCAGAAATCCTTGTTCTTGTAAAAGACAAAGCTCTCAATACCAAGTATAATATCACTAAAGAGTTAGTGGCAGAAGCCTATCCAGAAATTACATGGGGGAACCGAAGTTGAAAATCTTACACGAAGATTGTGATCCAAAACTAGCACAAAACACAAAGTTGCCTTATACGGCATATCTTGTGGAATACAAAAAGGATGACAAAGTGTGTTATGACATAACCTTATGTCAAAAACAAGTAGAAATGTTTGATTACTACTACGACAAATACAAAGATGGATTGCAGTCTTGGGTTCAAACTAAAGGCACAATCAATCCTAAACTCTGGAGTGAGGACATGCTCAATCCAGATAAGAAAAAAACTTCTAACAAAAAACCACAAAAACGTAAATGATTAATCCTATGAGTGTTGTGAAAAATGTGAGAACCTCATACAGCAGATTCTTACAGAAAAACATCAAGGAAGTAGAAGTGCAGTTCGAGAATGAAGACCCTGCATGGATTCCATATGATACTTTGTTGGCTATGATGAACTTTGAGGGGGATATTTTAAATGGGTGAATATAGTGGATCTTCTCCTATGGGAGATGGTAGAAACGTCGCTGGTAGTAAATACAGTGGCGATGCCAAACAAGGAAAGGTTGAAATCAATCAAGAAGAGTATAAGAAGGTATTAAAGAAGTATAAAAAGATCAAGAAGTACATGAGATCCAGTCTCTTTGAGATTCGCACTATGGATGGTACTGAAAAAGTAGTATCTCAATTAAACAAAGAAGCGAATGAAATTGAAGGTAATTGATGATTTCTTAAAACCAGATGATTACGAAGTCCTCCGCAAAATGATGATGGAGGACTCTTCGTTTCAATGGCAGTTTGCTCAGGGTGTGAATACACCTGATGATGGTTATTATCAATTTTGTCATGTGTTTTATGCACAGTTTGAACCTAGAAGTCCTTTCTTCTACAATCTCATGCCACTCATAAATGAGTTGGAACCTGTCTCAATCGTCAGGATCAAAGCCAATCTAAATATGAGAACACCCGAAAGGCAAGAATATGATCTTCACACAGATGTTGACGATTGTATCACTTCGATATATTATGTAAATACTAATGATGGTTACACACGATTTGAAGATGGTACAAAGGTTGACAGTATAGCAAATAGGATGGTAGTATTTAACTCAAATACTTTACATGCTGGATGCTCCCCGACTGATACCCTTCGTAGGTGCGTAATTAACCTTAATTACTTCATCTAACATGGAAAAAGCAAAACTCAAACTCATTGTAAAGAATTTAAAATTACTCGTAGAGGCACTTGAATCTGAAGTTTATTCAGACCTAGACCAATATGCCCCCACTGGTGAAAAACAAAAAGTGACGTATAGCGATCAAATAGAAGAATTATGACAGTTGGACTCGTAAGTGTGACACCAGATGCAGAAAAAACAATGGCACATATTGCCAGAGTTTCTAACCCATCTAATCAAGATAATCCTAAGTTTGCTGGACTTCTCAAGTATTGTATCCAACATCAACATTGGTCAGTATTTGAACAGTCTACCATGACTTTAGAAATAGAAACAACTAGAGCAATAGCGGCTCAAATTTTGAGGCATCGTAGTTTCACATTTCAAGAGTTTTCACAAAGATATGCTGATAGTTCTCAATTAGGAGTCATTCCGATTCCAGAATATAGGAGACAGGATACAAAGAATCGTCAGAACTCTACTGACGATCTTGATCCATTTATTAAGCAGAAGATGGAATTGCAGACAAAGACCTTGTTTGACTCTGCAACTGCATTATATGAACAGATGTTGAAAGAAGGCGTTGCAAAGGAATGTGCTAGAATGGTGCTTCCCCTCGCCACGCCCACAAGAATCTACATGACAGGATCATGCCGCTCATGGATTCATTATATTAATCTGAGATCTGCACATGGCACACAAAAGGAACACATGGATATTGCAGAAGCCTGTAAAAAGGTTTTTATAGAACAGTTTCCTATTGTGTCTGAAGCACTTGGTTGGAATAATAATCTTGTCCAAGATTTAGTTGAAAATGTAAAACAAACTGCCGAAAAGGCCAAAGAAGCACTTCACGGAGAACAAACTTAATGGCAACGTACCCTGTAGTCAACATAAAAACTGGTGAACAGAAGGATGTTGTAATGAGTATCATGGAGTGGGACAAGTGGAAAGATGATAATCCCGATTGGACAAGGGATTACTCAGACCCATCCACAGTTCCAGGCGTGGGAGAAGTTGGAGAGTGGAGAGACAAACTCACCAATAAACATCCAGGCTGGGGAGAAATTCTGAAGAAAACAGAAAAAGGAGCTGGAGTCAAGGGTCGTTTAGCCAACAGAGGTATTAATGTCAACTAAAAAAAGAAGAAACACTAATAGCACTGTAGGTGCTGGGATGACTGCAAAACAGATGCGTAGGAAGAGACCAATCAACAACGGTATGTTGGTTGATGTGGAACCAATTACAGATAACCAGAAGATTTTATTTGAAGACTACGCCAAAGGTAAGAATATCTTTGCATATGGATGTGCTGGAACTGGTAAGACATTTATTAGTTTGTACTTAGCACTGAAAGAT